TAACTAAAGAAATGTTTTTAAGTCGTCGTAATATAGGATTAAAATGTTGGAAAGAGTTTGAAGAATTAAGGGGGGATAACGCATGAAAAAGCAAACAGCCGTTGAGTGGTTACAAGAACCATTAGAACACATTTTAACACATGAGCAACAAATGCAGGTTATAGGTTTATTCCAACAAGCCAAAGCAATGGAAAAGGATCAGATACTTGAAGCTTATCGTGAAGGAAGAACAGACCAACAAAGCGGAATGGAAAAGTTCCACAATCGCAGTTCTGCTTCCTACTACAACCAAAACTATGGCTCATGATCCTGAGACCCTACCAAGAGCGATTTATCAACAACATCGCTGCGAAGCTGCGCACCCATCGTAAGGTGGTTGCTCAGCTCGCAACAGGCGGAGGCAAGACAGTATGCTTCGCTGCGATATGTGACCGCTACTGCGCGAAGTCCACGCAAGATGTCTTGATACTCGTTCACCGCGAAGAACTGCTAACACAAGCAGCGAAAGCCATCAACCTGCCAGTGCAAAAAGTTGTGGCCGGAATGAAGACCATCCCACATGCTCGCGTTTATGTCGCAATGGTTGAATCAGCTCACAAGCGGCTTGCGATGTTCAGCAACATCGGCTTGGTGATAGTTGACGAGTGCCACATCGGTAACTTTACCAAGGTGATTGAGCACTTCGAAGAGCCGTTCATCATCGGATTCACTGCCACTCCACTTGCCGCCAAGAAGACCAATCCACTGCGCAACTACTTCACCGACATCGTGTGCGGCATCGACATCCCAGAACTTATTGAGCAGGGATTCCTTTGCCAGGACATTACCTACTCCGCAAAAACTATTGTGCAGCGAGCTCAGCTAAAGATGAAAGCAGGCGAGTTTGATCAAGCGCAAATGGCTGCGATTTATAAAAACCCAAAGTACATCGACACAACTATAAACGCATACAAGCAGCACTCAATTGACCGCAAGACAATAATCTTTAATTGCAATGTAGAGCACTCGCAAGCAGTGAATGCCGCCTTCCTTGCACAAGGATTTAACTCGCGCCATCTTGATGCTGATTCAAGCGACAGAGCCGAAGTTCTCGAGTGGTTTGCTAAAACTCCAAATGCCATCCTTAACAACATCGGAATCGCAACAACAGGCTTCGATCAGCCTGACATCGAAACGGTAATCGTTAACAAGGCAACAGCATCGATGCCTTTATGGTTGCAGATGTGCGGCAGAGGTGCTCGTCCCCATCCAGTCAAGCTCGCATTCACCATCATCGACCTTGGTGGTAACTGCGAAGTGCACGGGCTTTGGAGGATGCAGCGCAAATGGGAGCAGATATTCCATAACCCAAAGAAGCCAGGTGAAGGGGTTGCTCCAGTTAAAGACTGCCCAATGTGCGAGGCCCGACATCATACTGCAAAGATGGTTTGTGATGCCATCCCTTATGGTCAACTATTCCCCTGCGGATATGAGTTTCCAAAAGTGGTGGTGCTCGATGAAGGCATTGAGGACTTTATCGAGATGGGCAATGCAATCGACATCAAGAAGCTAATCAAGATGAACGAGCATCACAAAGAATACCGGTCACTATTCGTATCAATTGAACACGTTGCTATGCTTGCGAAAAAGACCCTAAAAGAAATTAATGAAGAGAACTATATCGAAATAGAAAAAAAGAATCACGAAATTGCCAGGCTCTGGTGTAAGCAAAAAAACAGAAGATTCAATCACTTCCATCGTAAGCTTGCGGATGAGAAATTAAAAACAATGCTAAATCAATTATACAATGCTCATCTCTCACTATAAAAACTTCCACGACAAGCAAGATGTCGACATGGAAATTGATACCTTCCTCGAAGGAGTACAGCTTGGCAAGTGGCAAGACATCGCCCTTGAAGTACGCAATGCTCCCAACAAAGAAATCAAAGACCTAATAAAAAAGAAAGCTCCACTGGTAACACCAAGCGGATCATTCTCAGAGCGCAAAGTCGATGGACTCCGAAAGCACTCCAACTTCATAGCCATCGACATCGACAACCTCGATGATGCCGCAGAAACCAAGAAGCGCATAGGTGCTGACCCCTATATATATGCTGCATTCATCTCCATCAGCGGACAAGGGCTCTGCCTTTTTATCAAGATAGATGGCTCACGGCATCTCGATGCCTTCAACGCAATCGCTGCCTACCTTTACAACGAGTACCAACTTATTGTGGATCAGTCCGGCAAGGATGTATCTCGAGCTCGCTTTGTCTCATACGATCCATTCCTGCTTCTCAACACCAAGTCAGCAACATTCAAGAAGTATCTTCCCAAAAAGAAGGAGCCAAAGCATCCAAAGGTGATGGTAATAAAAACCGACTTTGATGCAATGATCAAGCAGATGGATGAGAAAGCCATCAACCTATGCGAAGACTATTCCGATTGGGTGAGCATCTGCTTCTCACTTGTTTCCGAGTTCCAAGAGCAGGGCCGCGAATACTTTCACACGCTATCATCGCACTCCTCCAAGTACAACTCACTCGACTGCGACAGCCAGTTCGATGCCTGCCTTAAGAATCACAGCGAGACAAAAGGCAAGAAGTCGACAATCGGCACGATTTACTTTCACGCTAAGCAAAACGGCATCGACATCTACTCAGAGCACACCAAGGCAATTGCGCGATTCACAACATCGCAAAAAGCGGCAGGGCTTTCAGCGGACAGCATTGTTAAGTCACTCGAGGTTTCTGGATACAGTCCTGAGGAGTCAAAAGAAATAGTTGAGCAGATAGTAAGCAAGGATATCAAATTTAAATCGGATAGCGTAAGCAGTGACATTGCTGCATTCGTTAACACCTACGACCTTCGCAGGAACTTAATCACTCGCAACATCGAGCTAAGCGGCAAGCCAATCGATGACAACGACATCAACTCCATCTTCCTTGATTCAAAAGCAGTTTTCAAAGAGTCAACAAAAGACCTAATAAGCTCTATACTTTTCTCCAATCGCATATCGAGCTTCAACCCATTGCATGAATTCTTTGAGCAGGATCTCTTCCAACCTACCAACTTTCAATATCCTAACCTTCAGCTGCTTCTTGCCAGTGTAATCTCAGACACGCCGAACTACGATATGTACATCACTCGATGGCTACTATCGGCTGTCGCTTCTGCTTACGGAATCCATTCTCCATTAGTGCTGATTTTATGCGGCGAGAAGCAAGGCACTGGAAAAACACATTGGTTCCGGTATCTCCTTCCAAAAGAACTGCGCTACCTATTTGCTGAGTCCAAGATGGATGCAGGAAAGGATGACGAAATACTGATGTGCAAGAAGTGGTTTATCCTTGATGACGAGTACGGCGGAAAATCCAAGAAGGAAGACAAGCGACTTAAGGAACTAACATCAAAAGAATTCATCAACGTGCGCGAGCCATACGGCAGAGTATCCAATGATCTTAGAAGGCTTGCGGTATTCTGCGGAACATCAAATGAAACGCAGCTGCTTAATGATCCGACAGGAAACCGCAGGCAGATACCTTTGCACGTACTTGACATTGACCACGAGCTTTACAATCAGTGCGACAAGGCTGCACTTTGGCGCGAGCTTTTCCACATGTTCCAAGCAGGATGCGAGTACACCATCCTCAAAGAAGATATCATGAAGCTAAACGAAGCAACAGAAATGTTCAAGCTATCTACACCTGAAGAGGATTTAATACACAAGAAGCTTCAACCAGGTGGATACACCACCTATGGAGAATGGATGTCGCTCACCGAAATCCAACAGTACTTAATGGTTGAAACCAAATTTAACTATCTCAGCATTCAGCGCATTGGATCCATTTTGACATCCCTTGGATATGAAAAGCAACGTAAAATGCTCAACCAATCTAAAGTCATGATGTACTTCGTTAGCCGCAATCCATTATAAATGGACAGCATTGGACAGCTTACTATTTTCAAAGCTGTCCATCGGAAACCAATGGCACTCTAAGTTCGCAGAGCATTTGGACAGGAGACACCCTACTTATCTATTAATAACTATATATATACACACACATGCACACACACACACACACACGCACACATTATGTCACCCTCCAAAGTGCGAAATGTCGGATGTCCATCATGTCCGCCTGTCCAAAATGAGCGAAGTTGCAACCCAAGCGAAAGCCTTCCAAAACCTTTGGAACGCACGCCCAGACTTAAGAGGACGCATATTTGCGATCAATAACAACTCCATCAACGGCATCAAGGGAGCAATGAATAAAGCGATGGGAGTCATTGCCGGTGTTGCTGACATGTGCTACCTCAAGCCAGAAGGCAAGACTTGTTGGATTGAGTGGAAGACAGACATCGGCAAACAGTCACCTCAGCAGATCACCTTTGAGAAGCTTTGCAGATCACTGGGCCACGAGTATCACATTGTAAGAAGTGAAGCGGAATTTTTAAACATCATCAACCATGACGACCGAGGAGAAGATAATTAAGACGATGAACGAATACTATCCCATCGAGGGAAAGATTGTCGATGGCTGCGTGACCTATCATTCAACACAGCGCACGCATGAAAGCTTCAGGTTGCACTTGATCAATTCCAATCCCGAGAGCATCGTGTACAGTTACTACTTAAGCAGATGCGCAAAGTGGATTAAGACTTTAAAATTGCATAATCAAAAGTTAATTCCTATCTTTGTGCCCAATGGAACAGAAGATTGAGAACAGAGGCGGCAAGAGAAAAGGAGCAGGCCCGAAGTTTATCTACGGCGAGGACACCTGCAACATCACATTGCGAGTGCCCAAGAGCAAGAAGGAAGAAATTAAGAAGATGATATACAGAATGCTTGACTCATACAAAACGATTAACGATGGCTGCTAACAGATGGAGAAGTGGATACATGAGGCTGCAAGATGACAGCTTCACTGGATACTTGACACCTATCGGATCAGTGCAAGACGTTGAGGTGACATTCAAGCTTAAGGTAATGCAGCAGATCATGGAGGCATCGGAAGATATCCAGATGGAAGTGCCGAACGAATATCTTATCGGATCACTTAAGCAGAATGATGAAGGATACTTCACTGCCGATGTTATTATCTACAATAAAGTTGTAAGATTGAAATTGACAGAGGACGAAATCAAGCGCAGCAAAACACTATCTTTGTAAAACTATGCCACTATTCCAAGGCGACTCGCCACAAGTGATTCAGATGAACATCAGAAAGCTAATCGATGAAGGCTATGCACCATTGCAAGCTGTGGCGATTGCGAATGCAGAAGCGGCTAAGTTTAAGAAGCGAAACTGAAACAGACAAAAAACAGACGTATGGCATTCCCACATGACGGCAAGAAGATGAAGAAGGGGGAGACGTTGAATCCTAACGGCAGACCTCGCAAGCTTCCAGAGCTGAGCAAGCTAATGGCAGACATCTTGGGCGATGAGAAGAACGGCCTAACAACTGCCGAGCGAATCCTCAAGGCAATTGAAGCCAAGGCATTAAAGGGCGACATCAAGGCGGCAGAGATGCTGCTTGATCGAGGCTACGGCAAACCGAAGCAAACGACCGACACCAACATCACAAGCACTGAGCCATTGGTGATACTATTGACTGAGCCAAAGGTTGAATGAGTTACCAGTTGTTCGAGTCTCAGACGGTTGCATTCAGGCAAGTGATCAGTGGCGAATACAGGGTGATTGTTTTCGGAGGCGCAATTCGTGGCGGCAAATCGGTTTGGTTGCTGCTTACACTTTCATACCTAGCACTTCATTTCGCAGGATCAAGATGGGTGATCATCCGCAAGTCACTGCCCGACCTTAAGCGTACCACCTTCCCGAGCTTTACTGCACTGCTCGGAGATGGGTTGAACGCACATGTCAAGAGTTGGAACAGAGACACCAATGTTGTGACGTTTAACAACGGCAGTGAGCTCATCTTCATGGCGGAAAGCTTTGACGATGACAAAGACCTCAACAGGTTTCGTGGATTGGAGATCAACGGCGCAGGGCTCGATGAGGTGAACGAGCTGCAAGAGGTTACGTTCTACAAGGTGCAGGAAAGGATTGGCAGTTGGAACAAGGCGCATGGCAAGCCGCCAATCGTTTGCCTTGCTACGTGCAACCCTGCAAACAATTGGGTGAAGTCCATCATCTACGATAGGTATCGAGACAACAGCCTTCCTGAGAAGTGGAGTTACATACCATCGAAGATCACCGACAACCCACACATTCCGCTTGAGTACCTTGAGAGCTTGAAGGAGTTGCCGCCTGTCCAGTACCAAAGATTCGTGGAGGGTGATTGGGACATCTTGGATGACGTTGCTAATCCGTTCCTTTACGAGTGGCAGGACGAGAAGCACATCGATGACAGCGTTGTGCTCAATCGCAACATACCGATATTCATCTCAGTCGATTTCAATATCAACCCACTCTGCGCATTGGTCATCCAACAGCTACCTCGTGGCTGCGTGGTGGTCGATGAGATTAAGATTGAGAAGGGGAGCGTTGATGCGTTCTGCGATCACATCGAGCGCATGGGGATACCAATGGGCTTGCTGCGCATCACAGGCGATGCAATGGGCAAAGGTGGCACAGTGCAACAACGAGACAATTCGAGTGCTTACACGCAGATCAAACGGCGGCTGCACCTCAGCGATTCGCAGATCATCATTCCTGCCAATCCAACCCACTACAACAGCCGCATCGATTGCAACGCAGCACTCCGCAAGCTTGACATCAGAGCCAACTCGGTGCGGTGCAAGGGCTTCGTGTTCGATGCTAAGCAAGTGCAGTGCGATGCGAACGGCAGCATCATCAAGAGCAACAGAAGAATCTTATCCGAGCGTGCTGACTTCTTGGATTGTTTTCGTTACTTTGTCAACGCAATCTTAAAGAGATACCTATGAGCGTATGTTCACCATGTTATGACGCAGGCAGTTATGTCAACGCTTGCCTGACAGAATTCACCTTTGGCATAGTTGAAGCAGATACAGAGTTCACTGTCTGGCTGCAACACAATGCCACGCAGAAGATAATGCAGTTCACTGCAACGAGTGATGCGGAAGGCTACATCACCATTGAAGGCATTCAACTCGATCCACTTCAAGGCTATACGATATGGGTAACAATAGACGGTGTAGAGCAAGACATCACAGTCGATGGCGATATCTACAAGTGCTTATCATTCTCGGCTGCTTCGGTTGGGCAAAGTCCTGTGGTAATTCCATGAGCAAGGTTAGCGCGATAATCAAAGGTTGGTGGTACATGCTACGAGGCAAGAACAACGAGCTTAGCAAACCACGCACTGCCATCTGTTCGCTGTGCCAACATAAGGACAAGCTGCTTAACTCATGCAATGCTTGCGGCTGCTTCCTTCCGGCTAAGACCAGAGTCGAAGATGCGGAGTGCCCTTTCGGATACTGGTGACATGGCAGGCTTCATCCTTGTGCGCACGAAGTTGATTCATTTCATGGATACTGATGACGAGCAGCTGCAAGAGTTGACAGCGGAAGAGATGGGATACACGGACATCATTGTCAATGTCAATGAGATTATGTACGTGTTTGATGACGGGCATAACACAATCATCAAGATGTCGAATGCCAATGAGTTACAAGTAAAAGAATCAATACATGAAGTACATCAAAGAATTAAAAGGACGACTGCGCTCTTTATTGGGCAGTAAGAAGACCACGCACAACCTCGTTGAGGTGTTCACGCACGAGGGTCACACATACTACCGCTTTCCGAAAGAAGTCAACCTACCACTGGAACGCTTCAGCATGAGCATGAGCCTGCTCGAGCGGTTGAGCTCTGGAGTGAGCGGCGCGGAGATGGAGCTGATACTTGGCGAGATGGAGAAGGCATTGGGGGCAGGGCTAAGCAATCCAAAGAACGCGGCACTAATTGGCGCATACATCCATGTTATTCGTGAGCGGCAGGACACGGTGATCCATCGCGACATCCTGCTTAATATTGCGGCTACTTGGTTGGTGCGCGATGACGAAGACCCGAACATTGTTAACAGCGACATTCACAATTATAAGCTCGAGTTATTCGAGCAGCTGAGCAAGGGAGGTGCGAAAGATTTTTTCTCAAGCTTGGGTATCGATCCGCTGATGCCCTTGTTAACTATGTCTCCCGAAGACTTTCAGATATTATGGGAATACAACCTCGTGCAGCAAAGAAATCTGAAAGACTCCTTGTTCCGTCTGAGTTCTCACCGAGAGTCAGGGCGCAGAAAGCAGGAGACTACATGAGGGAGCAAGTGATGATTCTAAGCGGTGGCAGCGTTGTGGAGTATAATGAGATGATGCGTGGTGATGTTGAGTATTATTTACGTAAATTTGAGGCCAACATCAAAGCTCAGAAGTAATGGCAACAGCTACTATTCAAGTTCAGTACGAGGCAGATACAACAACACTGAAGACAGTAATCAATGAGATTAACTTAATCAATGATGTTGTTGTTAAAGGTGCAACCGATTCGGCAAAAAAAGTCAAAGCAAGTTATACTGAAATATCAAAAGGATTTAGTGCTGCATTTGGATCTCAAGAAGTAAGCAAGGCATTAGGTAATCAAACAACGGCAATTGAAAACTTAGGCAAAAAAGGGTTAAGCTTATCTTCATCACTTAAAGGTCTTAAGCAACAAATATCAGAACTTGATTCTGCGGGTCAAGCAGGAACTGATACATTCAACAAATTAGTTTTAGCAGCTGCAAAGCTTGAAGACCAGATTGGTGATACAAGAGCGCGAGTAAAGATACTTGCATCGGATACATTTAAGTTCGATGCGGCGGTTCAAGCAGTTGGAGCCTTATCAAGTGTTTTTGCAACAGCACAAGGTGCTGCCGCATTGTTTGGTGAGAAAAGCAAAGACTTGGAAAAGGCGTTGCTTAAGGTACAAGCAGCAACGGCAATTGCAAATGGTGTTGCGCAAATTGCAAACTTAATAAAAGAAGAAAGTGCATTAAAGACGGCATTGCTTACTGGAGCACAAGAAGCGTACAACATCGCAGTTGGCAAATCAACGGGCCTATTAAAAGCATTTAGAATTGGATTAGCAGGAACAGGTATTGGTCTATTTGTTTTTGCAATTGTTGAATTGATAAGTTACTTTCAAGAGTTACAAGCGCAATCTGCAAATACACAAACTGTTTTTGATCGATTTAAGGATACATTCGCAAATGCTAAGATAGCCATCGAAGGCTATCGTGATTCAATCATCAATGCACAAGAGCGTATTGATGTTGCACTTGGAAAGACAACTAAGCTTCAAGCTGATGTGAATAGGCAACGGAGAGAAGATACCGCAAAGTTAGGCAAGGAACTTGCGCCATTGATTGTTGCACAGGAACAACTAAGGGCTGAATATGAAAAAGAATTAGCGATTGTCAATTCTCCTGCATTTAAAGTTTCATCAGATGATAGGATTCAAGCATTGCTGAAGTCTGAAAAAATAGGCAAAGAACTTGCTATTGTGGAGGCTGAAGTTAGTCGAGTTAGAACAGAAGGAAGAGCTGCAATAAACGCATCAACAAAAGCAATTGTTGAAGAGGAAAAAGCAACAAGAAAAGCCAAGGAGGAAAAGGAGAGTAATAATAAGAAGGTGAAGCAAACGTCACTTGAATATGTCAAGCTAAGCGAGACCCTGGACGAGTACACTAAAAAGCAGCGTGATTCAATTAAGATTGAGACTGAGCTTTCAGACCTCAACCTAAAGACTGCTGAGGAGTCATTTCAATCTAGGATATTCTTCTTGCAAGCGGAACAGGCGGCAGGAGATAAATCGCTTGAGACACGAATTAATATCATTAAGGCGGAAGGCGAGGCAAGAAAGGCAGCACTGGAATTGAATGAAGACTTTGCAAATCGTTCAAAGATTATTAATGCTGAGACTCAAGAGGCAATCACAAAGGAAATATCTGATGAAACTGACAAGCGTATTGAGTTAGCAATTAAGTATGCTAATGCAGTTGTTAGCGCATTTAATGCAATCAATGAACTTAATAAAGTTAATTCTGAGAACAGGATTGCGGAAATAACTGCTACCAGTGAGGCAGAATTAAATGGTATTAATGCAAGCTTAGACCTTGAGCGCGATAAGCAAAGGCAAAGACTAGCATTGGAAAAGAGAACAGCACAAGCAATTGCAAACGAAAAGACAAAGCAAGCGAGAGCTGATAAAGCACTTGCAATATTTGATATAGCACTTAATACAGCAGTTGCAATATCAAAAGCGATAGCTGCATCGCCTCTTACAGGAGGACTTCCATTTTCTGCAATTGTTGCTGCTTTAGGAGCGATTCAAATTGCAGCAGTAGCAGCCAAGCCATTGCCTAAGTTCGAGAAGGGCGGATTGATTGGCGGTAAGTTGCACAGCCAAGGCGGAACATTGATTGAAGCTGAGCAAGGCGAGTACATGGTAAACAGACGGCAGAGCGCAAAGCATCGCAGAGAACTGGATGCAATGAACACATCGACTGAAGCGTTCCGCAGAATGATTGATGAGAAGTATGTGCGCCCTGCGCTGATGGGTTACTCGGCAGGCAGAAGAGGCAAGGAGGGTGTAACGGTGAACGCATCGCTAAACAGCAAGAGCATGGAGAAGAAGCTTGACACCATCAACAAGAGCTTGAAGAATCGCAATGTTATTGTAAACATCAACCAACAAGATTCAAGATACCAATGGCAGTAGATATTAAGTTCCTAATCGATGGAGCTGACAGAGGACAGCCGACCAATGCAGAAGAGTTTGGTGTGAATATATCACTTGACTCAGCTATCAATGCGAGGATTGTTTCCTTCGACAATGACTTAACTTTTGTAGGCGGCACATACGAGTACATCTTTAACAACCTTGTTGATACTGGCGGCTGTTCGCTTATCGATGTTGAGGTTCAGTATCAGTGCGCAGGAGTTTGGAAGCGATTAGCAAACGGATACATCATTGTTAGTGAGTGTAATTTTGATTTGGATAAGTGCCAGGTGAAAACAAAGATTTATGATGATAGCTTTAGCACCAAGATAAACAACAACAAGAGCATTCCGTTCTACTCGAATTCAGACATCACAAAGAACTTGCAGACGGCAACGCCTCCAACAATTTACGATGTGTCATTCTTTAATGCTTCCAATGGAGACTTCGATGTTGTCAACCTTGTTGGCTGCATTAAGATTTATGATGCGCTAAAGTTTCTTGTTAGCTGTATGAGCGACAACTTCGTGGACTTTGAAAGCGACTACTTCCGCAATCAGATAAATGAATTCGGATACGGCAAAACTCTAATGATGACAAACGGCTTGGCAATCAGAACTCCAAACCAATCACCAACTCAGATGACATTTGACAAGTTGTATGAGGCACTAAATAAGAAGATAAGATTGGGAATGGTAATTCAGCGGCAAGCAAATGGACGGCCATTGCTTCGCATCGAGAACTATGACTACTTTCAACAGTTGGGTGAAAGCTGCAACTTATATGATCAGCCAAACATCAAGATGGCATTTGATAAGTCGCAACTTTATGCGGCTGTCAACTTTGGCTCAGACCCTTTCTTGTATCCTGCGGAGTGTGATGGTGGAAATGGTGGTTGTACCTTTCCGCAGATTGCCTTCAGAGGATTCAGAGATGAGACCTTTGGTATACTCGGAGAATGCAATACAGCCAACGTGATGAACTTAAAAAGCGGAGATGTTGTATTTGATACCAACATCATCGATGACTGCTTTAGATTCAATAATGACCAGTACGACTTGGGAATGGTGCTTGTTGATGCCAACTTCTTCGGGCCAAGCAATATGATATTTGCCGATGATCAAGATCCACTTGGATATGGTGGGCATGTTTATAACAGCGATTACATAAATGAGCAAGTATCACAGAACTGGCTTGGCGGTTTCCCGAATAGCTTGTTTCAGTATCTATCAGTAGGATTCAATCCATTCGATACTATTGTAATTGCTAACTCCAATTATACTGTTGGATCAGAACCTTTTTGGCAGATTGACTTTGGCAGTAACTTAAATTACAGCACTTACAATGGGACATATATTCCATTTGGTAATCAGTTCTATGACCCTAATAACTTATTCGATGGTCAGACTTATGATGTGCCATTCACTGGGCTTTACAATGTTAAAGGAAGCATAGCACTTCAGAAAATTTTATTAGGTGCTGCTAACACAACACCAAGAAACTTTCAAGTAATGGTTCGAAGATTTGACTCAAGTGCTGCATTGCTTCAAACAACATACAGCGCATTTTCTCAGGCAGTACTAGGTCGATTTGATATGTACTGCGACTTTGATGTTGAAGTTGCTTGCAATGCAACTGATTTAATTCGCATTGACATTGTCGGAAACTTTACTACAAATACGGCAGGGCTTCTTGGGCAAGGCTTGCTTAACACTGCAACTTACAACGGGCAAACAAGAGCAACAAACATCTACATCAAGGGCGAGCCATTCGAGCCAACTGCATTGGTGGATGTTGACCCTAACTCAGTTCGCCGCTTAGATTATTCCTTCGACCGACCTCTTCGCATGGAGGAGATTGAGGCGATACTCGACAACACATCAAGGCCGATAAAGTTCGGGCAGTTCGATGATCCGCTGCGAGTGATTGAGGGATACATCAACAAGGTAGACATTAAGAGCATCATCAAGCAGGATGCTTCCATACAACTTAAATCAAACAAGATACTTCGATGAGCTTTACTTCCATACCGAATCAGCCAATTATCTTCACAAGCAACACTGTTGTCGACTGCCCAGATTGCGGAGGAGATTACAAGCAGCTGCTTGACTTCAACGACCAGGTATTCTTCCAAGTGGAGTCAACACCTTGCGACTTGTCGGTGCTGTTTAAGTACGACACAGTTGAAGTTGCTTGGGGCGTTCCTGTAGATGGGAATGTGTGTTCTACCACTATTGATGTAGACGGCTTGTACTGCCAACTTTTGCGCACCAACTTCATCTATCAGCTATACCAGGTGACGTTTACCATCTTGACATTGGATGAGGGAAGCTTGTCAGTTACATTGAATGGCTCAAGCACTTACGTGCTGACATTGCCTGGCACTTACACGCTTTACTTCGCCAATCCAACGATGACCAATGACAGCGTGACTTTATGCTTTGGCAGTGATAGCTTTGTTGGATGCCTGAGCACAAAAGGCATCAAAGTGTACGGCCTTGCATCAGCTAATCAGATGAAGGTTGGCATCGTTGATGCGGTGACACTTGAGACGGTTGACATTGTTGCTCCGCTTTACACGGTAAAAGACAATAAGATTACAGCTGCATTCGACTTGACCGATGTTGCACTTGGAGAAGGCTGCTATCGACTTGCGATGACTGACTTCTGCACTAACACTTGTGGTCAGAGTTATGTTTACAATGGCATCTTTAGAGATTCAGGAGGAGTCTTAGGATGGACAACGGCAGGGACTGGATCAGTGGCATTAAGCGAAGGTCAATTAGATTTTAATTTTGACTCTGGCGAATTTGGTAGCATCACATCTAATATAGGAAATCCACTATGTGAGGGCTTATTTTATTATGTAAGCATCTTTATTGAATCGCGTGCAGGAATTAAAATATTTGCAACCGTTGGAAGCAACTCGGTTGAGTTTGTTGGCACTGGATATCAAACAGTTTTAATTCAAGCAGGAACTGGAGACACTCACCTTAAGATTGAAGCTTTTCAATTTGTTTCAGACCCAAGCTTTGCCGTCATCAAGCTTGTGGAGATTGGCATCGAGGATACAGACATCCAGTGGGATAAGTTCTCAGATGTGCTTGCCATCGGTGACTACAATGATGAGTGCAAATACTTTAAGATTGAAGGCTGCAACGCAGAGGACCAGTTTAACCTTGCATTTGGCGGTAGTAGCTTCTTGCCTGCCATCCGACTTGAGGGCCGCAAGTTCAGACCTCAGTATGTTACCGAGGTAAATAACTTCCGCTTTGCTTCCGGCAGATATGCAACGACCTATGTTGATCGCGAAAAGAAGTGGACATTCGCCTTTGGCAGATTGCCTGAGTATGTGCTTGACTTCTTAAGCACCATCTTCTACTATGACAACTGCTATGTGAATGGTGACTTGTACTATTCCATCGATGGCGAGTTTCCAGATATCGAGTACAATGATGCCGATGATTTAGGAGCATTGAATATCGACCTGGCACTTAAGTCATCCAAGGTGCGCAAGATCATTTGCAGCAACACGGATGCTGACTGCTTGCCATCGATTCTCGACAATGGTGATGAGCCGTTCTTGTTGTCGCAGGATGATCAGAGATTAACAACTGAAAATTCTGTCAACCTATATCAAGAAATTATTTTGTAACTTTGTAATTACATAGAGACCAAGTAGGTGTATTGCCGCGACCTATCCAACAGCGAAACAACAACACAAACTTCTACTACAAATGGCCTGTGTATCCTATTGCGACACATCCTTGCTGGAGCACGACTTGGTGATCTGCAACGAATATAAACTGGGCGGAGTTTCCGCTATCATTGTCGGTGCTTGTGGCACTGAACTTATTAATCCATCGAGTGATGTTGAGGTTGATGCGTTGCTTTTATCTGGCGAAGCCAGAATGATAAGCGACATCAGATTCGCTCTTCCTGCTGGTTCACCTATTACTGTTGATTCACCAATCGGTTGTGGTACTGCAATCCGTATCAACGAAGATCGTACTGCTACGCTTTACGATGCTAACGTGACTGATGGCAACAACACATTTTGGAACGATGTCAACAATCGCCGTATCTCTTGGATACTTGCGTACATGTGCGACAGCGGAAAGGTGATTTATATCACTGCTCCTGTTGGTATCACAACATCTGCAAACTTCATCTTGCCTGAGCAGAACAACGAGCTTCAGCGTTATGAGGTGACCTTCTCTTGGAGAAACAAAAACATTCCTGAACAATATGATGCTCCTGCCGGAGTATTTGCATAATGACTAAGGAATTGTCACAAACCACTCAGAGCATCACTCCATCAACTGGAGTGGTGCTTCTTGCATTCGGTAAGCCGCAATACTATTGGGCTGCTTATAACCTTGCTTTCAGCATCAGAAAGCACAGCCCGAATGTCAACATAACAGTGCTGTTTGATAATCCGATTAAGGGCATATCACATTGCCAAGATTTCATGCAGTACATCAACAACATTGGCAGCATCGATGCCGATGATATCTACACCAACAAGAAGCTTGACCCAGGCAAGGTGAAAGTAAATCTTTACAAGTACTTGCCATACGATTGCAACCTCTACCTTGATGTAGATGCGATTGCACTAAAAGACATTCAGCCGATGATTGACGAGCTTAGTCAGTCCGGCAAAAATTACATAAGCCATTGCGTTGGATATCACACCATCGACAAGGGGCGCGACTTTAAGGAGATGCAGTGGGCGTGGGCGGATAAGATGTGGGCGCACTTCAACTTGCTTGAGTCATACGTGATGCCTGCCATCAACAGCTCGATGCAGTGGATTGTAAAAGGCTCACAGGCAGAAGCAATCTATCGCACAGCAAAAGACTTGTACTTCAACAATCCCATTCCCATCAAGGAGCTTCGAATGAAGTGGGGCGGTGGGCAGCCAGATGAGCTTTACATGAATGTCGCGCTTGCGATTCACGGCATTGATCCTGCGCTAAAGACCTACTCAAGAAACGATGGCAGTGAAGGCGGCATGATTCACTTCTCAATGCAAAGAGGGTTGAGCTTTGAAAAGATTACAGAAAACTATTACTTGCAAAGCTACTACGGCGGAGCAGGCTTCACACCAATATTCTACATCAACTGGCTCGATAGGATGCTCAATGCGGACTTTAAGGCAATAGGCAAAAGACATATCTATTTAATTAGCAGGATTTCACAAAACAAATACGCAGATGGAAAACGATAAGGCAAAGAGAGGCAGACCAAAGAAAGAAATAGTAACCACTGAAACATTCAATGAGGTTGCAAGACATGACTGGAACTCAGAGGATGAGTGCGGTCTATTCATGGCAAACCTTATAAAGATGGCTCAGTACAAAACAGTTCTTGAGATAGGAGTCTTTGAAGGCGAGACAGCTAAGCATCTTATACAAGCCATTCCAAAAGGAGGGCAGTATGTCGGCATCGACATCAATGATTATCGAACACCTGCAACAATGCTATATATGGCAGAGGGTGGTAAGTCAATTGACTTTGTGCTTGGCAACTCACTTGAAGAGTTAACCAAGTTACCTAAAGCCCACTTTGATCTTATCTTCATTGATGCTGACCACAGCTTCGAGCATGTACTTCAAGAATTCAAGCTTGCTGAGAATCTTGTAAGCAAAGATGGTGTGATTATTTTACATGATACTATCCATCTTGAAGGCCCTAGAATGCTTGTTGAATACGCAACATACTATAAATATAAATCAGTCACGCTTAACACTACCGAAGGGCGAGGCATATCAATTCTAAAAAGATGAATAAAGAAATTGTAACTACTAAGACATTTAAAGAAATTCCAATGCCTTGGTGGACGAGTGAGATTGATGTTTATGATTTAATTTACACGCTAATTAAAATGACATGCGCTAAGAATGTGATGGAAATTGGTGTGTTTGAAGGTTACACATCTGTTAAGATGGTTGAAGCTTTGCCAAAAGATGGCAAGTTTACGGGCATTGATATAAACGATTATTTAAAAAACGATTTAAAATCAATAGGCCCAGAAATAGATTTTATACTTGGCGAATCTATTAAAGTGATGCAAGATATGAAACCAAAGCAATTTGATTTTATCTTTGTAGATGGAGATCATCATTGGGAATATATATTGCCTGAGTTCAAAGAGGTTGAAAAATTAATAAAGCCAGGTGGCATTATAGCCTATCATGATACAATAGGTATCCCAGATGTTACAAGGTTAATGGATTATGTTTCTAAAAATAAATATCATGTTTTAACTTTTAAAACTTCTGATAATCGCGGACTCTCTTTAATACAAAAAAAATGAAACCAAACTACTGTCGTACAAAAAATTGTGGTTCTAACATAATGGAGAGACCAAATGGCACTAAGCTCTGAGGACATTCAAAAGATTGTAAACCGATTCGCGGCGAAGCGAAAGGGTTGGGAGCAGATGACACAATCTACTCCGCTTAATCCTATCACTAAGCAGCGAGCATCGAGCCAGTATCCAGAATATTGGAGCGGTTACAATTATGCCGCCAAGATGTATGATAGCATCTTGCCGCATAGCCGCTCCGATGTTTACCCTGAGCACTTGCTTTCGGTGCGTGCTCCAAATCAAACGGATGCGCAGGCATTGTATATCAAAGCCAACTACAAGGCAACAACCTTGAGCGTGTTTGAGGATTTCAGATCTACCATTAGCAGAGCATTCGCAGATCAGAACTGGAGCATCAGATACTCGCCAGAGTTGGATGAGCGATTCGGTGAGGAGACTTTTCAGCGATACGTAAACAATGAGATTGAGAAGTTTGGAAGCTTGGAGATGTTTATCAAGAACATGCTTCCAACCTTGAAGCTTGTTGATGCCAATGGTATCATTGCCATCTATCCCGATGACATCGAGTACTTGGATGAAGAGGAGTTTGAGGAGCCAGTGATGGGCAACGAGCTGCTTCGACCAATGCCAACTTATTACAACTGCAAGAACATTGTGGGTCAGAAGTTTGGGGAGTACTACTTGGTGATAAGCGATGACCATAGCTACGTTAAAGTTGGCAGCAAGATGGAAGAGAGCGGAATCGTTCTTTACCTTTACGATCAGAATGCCATCTACAAGATTGAGCAGACAGGCAAGAAGAGTGATATGACATTCAGCGAGCCTGTGCTTTACTTTCAGCACAACTTGGGCTACGTACCTTGTATCAAGCTGATGGGCTCACCTCAACTTATCAATGACGAGATTGCATTCCAATCACCATTTATCACGGCAGTGCCATTGCTCGACCAGGTTGTACTCGATGAGTCCTACTTGCAGATGAGCAAGGCAACAAGTGCATTCCCATTTATGGTGGCACTTGGTGAGATATGCGAGTTTGTTGACCGCGAAGGTAATCGATGCAATGATGGACAGATATTCGACCCAATCAATGGAGGATATAGAACTTGCGGCAGCTGCTCAGGCAGCGGAGTAAAGAGCAGATTCTCTCCTACCGGTATGCTACTAATCAAGCCAAAGACATCGGTAAGCGATGGAGACAGCGGACTTAGCGGCGAGTACTTAAAGTTTGTAAGTCCTCCGATGGACACGCTAACATTCCTGCGCACAGAGATTGAGCAGCAGATGTCGAAATCAAGACGTATCCTGCATCTTCCATCATCAGATGAAAGTGGAACTATCGGCGAGGCATCGACTGCAACAGGAAGCCTTAATAAGCTTCGCAGCCTTTATGCTTTCATCAAGCCTATCAGCGATCAGCTATTTACCATCTATGAATTCTGTTTGGTGACAATTGGGAAGATGCGCTATGGTGATTTGTTTGGAGGAGTAAACTTGGTTTATCCAACAAGCTTCGACATTAGCACACCGAGTGATTATCTTGCGGTAATTAGCGAAGGCGTGAAAGCAGGAGTGCCGCCATCGATTACGTTCTCCAATGTTTACAACTACATCAGAGCAATACACTACACCGATGAAGAGACTAGTGCAGTGTACGACCTTATCATCAATGCCGATGAGTTGCTGCTTATGAGCAATGCAGATATCCTTGCAAGACTTGCAAGCGGCAGCGTTGAGAAGTGGCAAGATGTGTTGCATAACTCTGGGCCGCAGTTAATCATGGAGCTCATCAGAGACTTTATTCCAACAGAGGGCGCAGAAAGATTCCTTGACCTACCGATGTCTGAGCAGATTGCAGCACTTAGAGCAAAGGCGGCAGAGAAGATTGCAGTGACACTTGATCCAATCCAACAAGCACAACAAACACTATTGAATGGCATCGTTTGATGAACTCGTTAAACAGAAAATTAAACTGCTTGAGACCGTTCCCGAGGAGATTGCTACTGCGGCGGAGAGGACTCAACGCCAGGCATGGAGAAAACTTGCTCCACTGCTTTCCGAGATGGATGTTGATGCCCAAGGAAACATCACACAGACAGAAGACAATGTTCGAAGAATTGGACTGATTACTGAGGAGCTTAACAAGGTACTGGCAGGCGGCGAATACAGAGCCGCCGTGCAGTCCTTCCTTGCTTCCATCGATGAAGGTGTGCAGCTGACTGATGACATTGCACGAAAAATAGACAGCACCTTTGAGCCCGACAATGTGCAGCGGCAACTACTCGCCATCTCCAAGCAAAATGCAATCAATGCTTTCTTTGGCTCAGGACTCCGCGAGAATGTGACTCAGCCATTTCTTGAGCAGCTTACTGCAAATGTTGCGGCCCGTGCTCCACTGCGCGAAGCAGTGAAAGCATTGCAAGGTGTAATCGAGGGAACAGATGCAAACGATGGCAGGCTGCTTGCCAATGTGCGCACCACAGCCAACACTGCTCAAGCGATTGCAGACAGAAGCTATGCAGCGGCGGTCAACGAGGAACTCGGCATTGAGTACTTCCAATATCTGGGCGGAGAGATACCGACAACAAGGCCGTTCTGCGAACATCGCGAAGGGGCAGTCTTCCATCGCAAAGAGATTGAAGCATGGGGTAATGGAGAAAACAGCGCAGGCATCAACGACATTCGCAATGGCACATGGGCAGGGCGCATCGAGGGCACTGACTCACGCAGCATCTTCACCTTTGTTGGTGGTTGGAACTGCCGCCACTTTCTTGTGCCAGTGATCAAGCAGAGAGTTCCTGCAAGTGTTATTGCAAGAGCGAAGGCAGAGGGTTATGCTTAGGTAGCTTGAGAAGAAATTCGGGCCTTAGCAGTGTATCCTGTTTTCTTAAATCCTAAAATCCATATAAGCTCCTTTGTCCATCTTCCGTTTTCCTTTTTAGGTTGAAGCCGAAAATGCCCTCTTACATTAAAGCCATCAGATTTTACCAAGTCTGTAAACCATTTGCTATCTAAATAGGTTAACTGAAATTTAGTATCGTTAACATATTTGCAATCAATGTCTTTTACTTTTGAGTTTGGCTGTAATATTTTTGTTTCGACTTGAGCATAAGTCTTAAACATTCTAAGAATAACAATATCTCTAAGCTTAGTATAAATCCAATTTTGTATTTCATCTGGATTATTATTAATCGAAAAGCAAGAACTTATCCATCCGTTTTGAAATACTTTGTATTTAGAACTATCGTTAAACATAGCTAAAGGAATTCCAGCTTTATCAAACATGTATAAAAAAAGTTCATTGTCTTCGCTTCCTTTTTTAACTTCATAGCTTATCATAAAAACAAAATCGCCCATAATATAGCAGCCTTTAATACTAAAATCAGCACTATCATTTAGAACAATATCAGACCATAAATCAACTAAACTTTTTTCGGCCTTAACAGTTGCTTCATAAAATGGTTCGCTTATTACATTTACTTCTTGCATAAAATCTTTGCAATAAAATTTCCAATTATTTATAAAAGCTTTACCATAAATATCAAAGAAATTTTTATCTGTATGAAAAAGAGGCATGTTGCCTAAACTTCCTTTGTGTAGCTTTTCAAGTATTGGGTAATTGCTGTAACTTATTTTCATGCCGCAAATCTATAAACATATTTTGATTAAGCAATGCGCAATAGAATAATATTTTGCGCAATCAAAAGTTTACTATCTTTGCCTTATGACTTACTACATCATGAGCGATGGCACAATCAAGCGTGCCTCTGATGTACTCGCAGCTGAACTAATCAAGCGAGGTGCAAGGGAATTAAAACTAACACCAATAACAATAGACTATGGCAATCAAATCGGAGGAAGCACTGGAGCTGATGAAGTTCCTCAACCTCGAAGAAGCAGCGGATCTCGAAGCCGCAAAAGAAAAGTTCCAAGAAAATTGGATTAAGCAGGAAGAAGTAAGCGGCAAGATTGGCAAGCTCACAGGCACAATTGCCAACGTGACTCGCAAAGCATTTGAGCCGTTTGGCATCGTGCTTACTGATGAGGACTTCAAAGGGCAGAAGGTTGAAGAAGTAATTCGCAGCGCATCAGAGAAAGCAAAGAGCGCATTTGAAACACAGCGCGAAGAGTGGGAGAAGCGTGCATCTGGCAACGGCTCAGAGGCATTGCTGCAAGAGTGGGAGAAGAAGTATAAGTCTCTTGAGCGCAAGACAAATGAGCTTGACTCAGCTCGCCAAGATGTGATGCAACAGTTTGAATCCTACAAGGTGCAAGTGGCAACCGACATCAAGACTAGCAAGATAAACAGCTCATTTGAGAAAGAGCTTGGTGCATTGAAGCTTGATCCAAGTGTAAACGAGTATACCATTCGCGGCTTCAAGTCGGCAGTCACTGATAAGTATGCAATCGACCTTGAGGAAGATGGCGCATTTGTAGTGAAAGACAAGGCAACAGGCGAGCGACTTAAGAGCAAGGAGAAAGCAGGATCATTCCTAACTATGTCCGATATTTTAATTAAGGAAGCAACGGAGGCAGGCATCATCCAGAAGAATCCTCATGCAGGGGCAAAGATTCCAATGCGCAGCCCACTGATTCCGCAGATGGAAAGTGCAGGGGAGAAGAAGTTAAAAGGAATTAATCCGAGATTCTACACAAAATAATGTATCTTTGTAAAGGGTATTAATGTTTTTTTAGTTTTGAGCCGCACTTGCAAGAGTGCGGCTTTTTTTTTCTACCTTTGTGATTCTCTATGGTAGTCGGCAGGACTTTCAGCTGCAACAAGTAGGCATCAACGCAACAGCCTTCAGAATACGTTGCTAAAAATTCTACAATCAAAAACGACTATCATGTCTATTTCAAGAATACTTTCTGAATGCCCTAATGTGCAAATGTCATTGGGCGAATTATTTTTAGAGGTTGGTCAGCGCGAGCAACTTCCATTCCTTGAATTCTTATTGTCTCCAGAAAACGCGAAATTAATTCGCACAGAGGTATCACCTGGACAAGGTAAATTAAAAACAGTTCAAGCTCGTTGGATTCAGCGCTTGCCTGAGACAGAAGTTGAAGAAGGTGGCGAAATCCTTACTTGTACTTCTGCTAATACGTACGGAGATTCAACTACTACGTACACAGTTGAGACAACTGACACGTACACTGCATCTCAATTGATCAATGCTGGGGACATCGCTCGCCATTGCCAAGAGAACAGCCGCTATGTGCTTGAGTCAATCATGCGCTTAATGGATGTGCTTGATCGCAAGGTGGCATCTGCCGCAGCTGTTCAAGCTGTTGCTGCAATTGGTAACTGGGGAACTGAGGTTGAAGGATTCTACACAGTTACTTCTGACTGCTTAGTTGTACCTACAATGGTTGCGGCTAACGAGCCAAACGCATTCGCAATCGCTGACATTCAGCAAGCAACACGCATGGCTAACTACCCAGGTGCACCAATTGCATTCGGTGGAGCAGCAATGCAGCGTTATGCTAACGCTATGGCAGCAGGATGCTGCACTCAGTATGGTATCGACTTACTTGCAATCACTCAGCAGAACGGTTTCGGCTTTGCTTATGATTCACGTTTGGCAGCTGCTCAAGGTGCACAGACTAAGGCTTTGGTTACAACAGCAGGAGCAATCCAGTGGTTGTCATTCAACTTAGCTGAGTGGAACACAGGCATCACTCCAACAGCAGGAAGCAACTACTCTAAGACGTTGGTGTTCACACCGGCAGGAGTTCCAGTTGACTTGACTATGAAGGATGATTGCGGTAACTTATCAATTGTATTGACTACAACTGGTATCATCGCAACATTGCCGACTGACATCTACGAGGCATCAGACAAGTATGCAGGCGTTAACTACGTGAACTGCGTATCTATCGTAAACCCGTAACGAGCTCGCAGAATCTGCTGAGCGAAGGCTCGGATGATCTGTTGAGCGAGGGCAGCGATAATTTGCTGACACAATGAATTAAGGGAGAGGTGCAATGCCTCTCCTTTTTTATTTATCTTTGTGAAAAATAAGACAGCAATGTGCTACGAATCTCTTCTCGGTCTTCAAGGTTGCGACAGACCAGAGCCAACTACTGGGCTTTATATCGATGATCTCGGAATCAATCAAACTTTACTTGGGCAGCTAATCACTGACCAATATAACAGCGGAGTTGAATTGTTTGAAGCAAAGCGAGCATTCGCCTGGCGCAAGATGTCAACCGATATCTTAAGCAGGCTCACACCTATGATGAAGGCCGACACCGTTGTGGAGTCAAAGCGCATCGGTCAAGTGGTGAGCAACGCTGCTAACATCGACACAATGGTAGGTGCAGGAAAGTACACAGGCATCAGAGTCACAATCGACCCGAACACCGAAAGCTTTCTCAACTTCTACCTGTCGAATTTTAAGATTGACATCTACACAATGGCGGTGCCAGTGGAGATATTTGTCTACGACATGACCACCTTGAAGTTGATTGATTCATTTTTCTACCAATCGGAAGCGGTTGAGCAGTTCATCGGTAAGACCTTTAAGGCGAATCGCAGAAAGTTAGATTTGGCATTTGTCTATGAGTCGCTTTATGACACAACAAAGATGATTCCTAAAAAGGGGCACTGCTTCGATTGCTCTGGCAATGTAAGAGGTGCGCACATCTGCCCATTCGTGGATGCTGTTGGTATTGAATTAACGGTGAGCGGAGATGATGTGATAAGTTCCAAGTCGAAGAAGTACACGCAGGGGATGTCGTTGGTTTATAATGTCAACTGCGACAGAGAAGCTTGGCTGTGCTCGATTGGTGGATTGATGGCGATGCCGCTTGCTTATGCAACGGCGGTCGAGATTTATAACTACGGGCTAACAATAAGCCCTAACCAACGAGTGAATACTACAGTAAGCGTGAACACTGGCTTCGCAACATCAGACCCTAACGATGGTATGATTGCAGGGCGAGACATTGCTGCAACGAGATACAGCGAAGAACTCACAGCGATGTTGCAGAACATGCGACTACCAAGCGACAATACGTGCTTTGATTGCAGAAGAAATATGAAGTACGTCACAGCACTTCCATAATGGCTACACCAAAGGAGATAAGTGATCGCATTAATGCTCTGTTCTCTGATTGGAATAGTGGCTTTACTCCGCTATCTTTTGCAGTACAGGATATGCGCCGCGAGATGTACATCCGAATCTTCGGGATTGATACTGGCAGAGGAAGAAACCAAGCAGGGAACTTTCTGCCGACTAAGCCTTACACTCCGGCATACGCAAAAATCAAGGCAGCAAATGGCAAACCACCTTTGGAGCTCACAGGGTTTCTTAAGCGGTCATTTGCAACCGACCAAACAACAGTTGTGACTGAAGGATTTGATACTGCAATCTACACAGTTGCTGATGAAGCAGGCAAGGTAGAAGGATTGGAGAAACTTTACGGAACAATATTTAAACCAACAGCTGAGGAGCAATCGAGAATGTTGCAACTACATGCAGACTTGTTGGTTGAGCAAATCGCAAATCAGATAAGCAAACCATGAATCTACTTAAGACCATCATCGAGCGGCTCAATCAACGTGTTGAGGTAGCAAATATCTTCGACAAGCAGTTCGGACTTTGCGAGCTTAATGCAAACGGCAACGACAAAGCTTGGGTGCATTACATCGGCAATGGTCAAGCGGAGGTGGTTACCAACTTCGATGCTAAGCAAGGCACATTGTTCTGGGCTAAGCGTGGCAAGGTGACAGTTGTCAAGACTGATGCCTACAAGATGAGCGGCTGCAAGCAGTTGTACGTGACCTCTTTTCCCTTGACTGCTTATGCAGTTGTGCGCAAGAGCCATCTGCCATGCGATGGCGATGATGCTCAGGACTGGCTTGCTTCAAGAATCTACAAGCTGACGAGCGGCACTGATCCACTATTCAAGCAGAACCTTGGAGTGATTAACTACGAGGTAATTCCTAGCGGTTACATCAACGAGATTAAGACCTTAACAGCCAACTATGAATTTGCTTGTGTGACTGTCGACTTTGATGTGCAAGTTATTACTACCACTGAAGATGGATGCTATGACATCTGTGCAACGGGTGACATTCCACTCCCGGACTTGCAGCCATGTACTCCTTGCTTGACGGAGGTTGCTGTTGATGGAGTGACAATCATCGGAAATGGAACGGCTGAGGATCCATTGATTGCAATTGGTGGTGGCGGCGGTGGTGGTATAATGACAGCCATTGCATTTTCAACAGATCACTTAAGCGCAACTGGCAATCAGTATGTGATAGGCAATGTGGTGTGGTATCTTGGTAACATCTACCGATGCATTGCAAACAATGATTCACTGCTTCCAACCAACACTACCTATTGGACAAATCTTGGAGCAGGATTCCAAACTATTGAAAGGCCTGCCGATTGGACATCATCAAGCGGCAACAATCAGATATTAAACAAGCCGACAATTCCAGTGCTTCCTGCAACCATTGTGGAATCAGTTGGAGGCACAGCACCAATCGCATCAAGCGGCGGAGCAAATCCAGACATCAGCATCAGCCAAGCCGATGGCAGCACTGATGGCTACTTGAGCTCAGCGGATTGGAGTACCTTCAATGGCAAGTTCGATGTTCCAACAGGAACAAACACCGACTACCTTGATGGCTTAGGAACACCGACTCCATTCCCGACTATACCAACGGGCACTGTTACATCGGTCGACCTTACGATGCCTGTTGCATTCACTGTCACTGGCAACCCTGTGACATCGAGCGGAACATTGGCAGTTGCAGCGGCAGGGCTTGCAACTCAGTACATCAGAGGAGATGGGCAGCTTGCAACTCTACCAAGCAATGCAAGTGGTGGCTCTGCTGTTAGCTACTACCTGAACGGGGGTACTGCTGCATCGGTAGCCACATACTTTCAGATGAGCCAAATTGCGGTGGTAGGAATAGGAACTAACGCAGACTTCAATAAGGCAGGGAACGGGCTGATAAGCCAATGGCTTACAGATGTAGGTGACCCGAACCGATTAGAGATACCAGCAGGGAACTGGAATTTCGAGATATTCATGTCAGCTTCCTCTATTGGTGGTACACCAGCATTCTACGTTGAGTTGTTAAAATATGATGGTATAACATTCACTACAATCGCTAATAGTTCATTAGTACCTGAGGCGATAACAGGGGGCACAATCATTGACCTTTACTTGACTTCTCTTGCCATACCACAAACAACGCTACTTGTAACGGACAGGCTTGCATTAAGAGTGTACATTGTCAACTCAGTAGGAGGCAGGACAATAACCATGCACACGCAGGACAGCCATCTATGTCAAGTGATTACTAACTTCGCAGGAGGCATATCAGCATTGAACGGACTAACAGCCAACACGCAATACCTCGCAGTTGGAATGGGAGGCACTGACTTTGGAATATCATCGGCAACAGATACGCATACCTTTAACCTACCAACTGCATCAGCTGCAAACAGAGGTGCATTGAGTGCTGCAAATTGGTCAACATTCAACGGCAAGCAGGATGCACTGGTAAGCGGCACAAACATCAAGACTATTAACTCAACATCATTGCTTGGTAGTGGTAACATTGTGATACCAACAATATACAAGTCAACAACTGACACTGCTACAATCACGGGCATCACAAATCAGTTAGTAGCAAGTCAATTGATTCCGGCTAATACATTTGCAGTTGGTGACATCATTAAGATATTGGGAAGGTATCGTAAGTCAACGACACTTGTGAATATGACTACACGTATCTACGTTAACTCAGCTAACAACCTTACTGGAGCATTACTTCTTGGCACTTATAGCCTTGTTGGTTTATACTCTCAACTTGAGCGTAATCTATTTATCAAGTCTGCCACCAATACAGAGACATTTGGAAATACATCATCTTTCTATATTGATAGTGGAACTACAAATGCTGTATCAAGTACAAGTGTAGACTGGACAATTAACCAATACATTATCTTCGCAGGGCAGCAAGGTGTGGCTGGTGAAACAACATTAGTCTCTGGATTCTTAATCGAAAAACTATGATAGACATAACTCTTGAAGGTGGATATGTTACCTTCTATACATCGGTACTTGGAGCAATCGCATCCAATGTTGAACTCTGCGAAGTGGTTGATGAGAATTGTTTGCACTTGGGTACTAATGTCGGAGTGTTTCTAATCAATGTAAATCAATTCACATTTAACGGCATTAAGTTCACCGATTCAATCAAAGCAGTAAACTACATCTTAAACAACTAATATCATGGCAGGAGTAAAAATTACCGACCTAGTAACAATCACGGAAGCAGCAAGCAATGACTTGCTCTACATCGTTGACGTAAGCAACATATCTCAATCCCCTGAAGGCACATCTTCGCAGATTGAGGTGGGCAAAATGTTCAGCAGTGGCAGCTATTCTCCGACTATTAGCGGAGAAGTGAATGGCATTATCGTAAATGTTAACTCAGCAACATATATCCGAGTTGGAAACATTGCAACCGTTTCTGCTCAGTTAGATATTGCTATGGATAGTGGAGAAGATAATGGAGATTTTGAAATTGAACTACCAGTTGCATCTGTTTTTACAAGTGGTAAAAACTTGTTCGGATTAATGCAATATTCATTTCAAGGTACATTAGCAGAGATTGAACTCCTAACAATTGAAGGAGAAATAACGAACAACACTTGCTATGTTAGTCTTAAAACATTAACGCCTACAATATCAATGCAATACTGCACCATCCAATTCCAGTATGAAATCCTCTAGCAATGGCATCCGACTCATACAGGAGTTTGAAGGCTTGCGCCTCACCTCCTACCTATGTTCGGCAGGTGTTGCCACAATCGGATACGGCGTAACCTACTACCAAGACGGCAGCAAGGTGAAGCTCGGGCAGACAATCACCAATGCACAGGCAGCGCAGCTTCTTAAGGATCATCTTAAGGAGTTTGAGGGCAGCGTGCTTGGTCTGCTTAATACAACCAAGGTGAACCAGAACCAGTTCGATGCCCTTGTAAGTTTCTGCTTCAACCTAGGCGCAGGCAACCTTGCTAAGTCGCAGCTGTTGAGGTTTATCAAAGCCAACCCAAACGACCCGAAGATTGCAGCCGAGTTCCTTAAGTGGAACAGAGCAGGAGGCGAGGTTTCTACTGGGCTTGTAAGAAGGCGCAAGAAAGAGGCGCAACTATATTTCACTCCAATCGTTTAATCAGTTATGGCCGCAAGAAGAGTCAGTAAACCAAGGCAAGTGCTTGATATAATTGTTAAGTACTGGAGGCCAACAATTGGCTCCTTGGTGATACTCTCAAGCGTGTTTGCTCTTATCTTTAAGCAGATAGGAACAGAGACACTTGCGGCAATTGTTGCAGCTATGGTGGCGGCAGGATACATACCTAAAGCAAATGACAATGGATGAAGGCAGAGACTCAACGTATACTACAATCGATGAAGGTTGCGTGGTGGGTATTGGCTGCAAAGTCCATACGCATCATCACACAATTCACATCGAGCCGCAGATAGTCTACCAATCGATGGAGAAATTCACTATCTTTGGGCGCAACTATTGCACTAATCAATGGGGTCAGACTTACGAGCTGCCTGCCGAAGAGCCAATGCTAGAGCCACAACCGATGCAACAAACCTACGCAAGCGACACCATCACACCATCGTCATCTGCATTCTTGCTTGCTCCTAAGCCGGAAGCAAAGATTATCATCAAGCCTCGGACTGAGTTCACCGAGTATAAGCCGACAATGGATGGGCCAATCATGGGCATGCTGTTGACTTTTACAATTTACCTCACAGTGCAATGGGCATGGAGCTCGATGGGCGCATGGAATAACCTTTATAGCGAACTCTCTGCATGTCTTCGCTCTTCATCCTAGAACATTCAATCGACCTCTTCTATGTCGTAACCGATAGTGATGGGAAGATTTTCACCAACAACGAACTCTTCAAGAACTATGTAAGCCATATTAAGCCTACTAAGATTACCGACATCATAAGCATCGAAGGTGACAAGGATGATTTCATTGAAGCAATTGAAAGAGCTCGCAAGCATTCGCCTGAGCCATCAAGAGTCTATGCTCGCACACGACAGAAGAATACAAGCGACAGATATAATGTTTGGAATTGCTTTGCGATTGCTGACACTCTTCACTTTGTCGGCATCCAGATGGTGGATGTGACAAGCATCAGCTCGCATGACTACGAACGGCAAAGAGTGCTGCTTGAGGAGTTCCGCTTTATGCTGAGCCATGAACTTCGACAGCCATTAACCAACATCTCTGGTCTTGTTCAGATGCTTATGCAGCACCAAGGTGCAAGCGATGTAGACAGGAAGGATGTGCTGAGCATGATCCACACATCGGTCAACAAGCTTGATGATGCAATCAAGGCACTTGTTAAGAAAGCAGCTCGGGAGTTATGACAGATCAGCAAGCAGATGAAAGACTGGTTAAGGTTGCTGCTTGGTATGTGATGGAGCGTGGAATGCCGGTATGTGTGGCATTGCAGATACTGCAAGCAGAGCTCAAGGATAAAAGAGTATTTTGGGAAGCATCGAAGGAACTTATAAAACTCATTCAACATGGCATCTGTACGTACTGAAACGATTTATTTAATTGCAATCATTGTACTTGTATTTTTGCTACTTAAATCTTGCGGAGAAAACGTGTCTAACGATTACCGCCTTAAGCACACGATATATGAGGACAGCATACTTATAGCTTCGCAGAAGAAGATAATCGCACAGAGCTCATCGGATGCGGCAAAACAAGCGCAACAGATTGCGGAGTTGGAAGTTAAAGTCAAGAACGCAAGCGAGGTGGTGCGCATCGAGACCAGGACAATCATAAAAACGCAGATTAAGCTAGGCGATACGGTGATG